AGGATCTCTTCCTCCACCTCTTGTTCCACCAGTTGCACCAGTTCCTGGAGACATCGCTTTACCTTCTTTTGTCTCAGCTTGTGCACCTGCAAATGCTTTCATTACATCAACACCTTTAATAGTGCCTTTATTCTTTGCAGCATAAAAAACTTTTTCAGCATTTTTACCATACTGTTTTTTCATCGCTGACATTATTTTTTTACCTTTATCTGTAAGTGGCATTATGCAAACTTCTTTCTTAAATTAATTTTAGCTTTTTTAGCAATGTTTACTACTTCTCTTTTACCCATAACTTTAGCACGTTGTTCCATTACTGTTAAGATCTGTATTTTTCGTGCAAAAGGTTTTTTAATTTTATTAACTTTAGTTACTGTATTTCTAGCATCTGTTGGTGTAGCAAATTGAATCTTGACTGTATCCCTCGGATTTTCATCAGTATACAATCTTCTATCAGAGCCTTTTGGTTTTTTACCAGTTCCTTTTTTAGGATCAGCCATAATTATTTTTTCTTCCTAGCAATTTCAAGTTTCTCTTCTGCAATTCTAATTCTTTCTGCAGCTTGAGCCTCATTATTTTCTAATTTCATCTTTTCAATGTCTAATTGTTCCTCATTTTGGTTTTCTTTGATATCCATATTCATCATAGACTCATCTGCTTTTCGTTGCATATCCATAGCTCTAAGATCTAACTCTCTTTGTTTCAACATTACAATAGGATCTTGTTTTTGACCCATAGCTTCTGATTGTGCAAGTTCAATTGTTAACTCTGCAACTTTTTGAGCGATCATAGCTTCAATTCTAATCTGTGCTGCTTCTGGGTCTGCTTGTAACATTTGTTGCATCTCAGGATTATTTTGAATTGCTGCACCAACTTCTCCTTGAGCAAGTAATGAAACGTGCTCAGATATGTGTGATTGAAGTGCTGCATACACTTGAGGATTAATTTGAACCATTCTTGTAGAAATAAATGCTCTATGAGCTGCAATATGAGCTTGATGATCTTGAGTTGGAAACGCTTTAAGTGGTTTCATCATTAATGCTTCCATATTTTCTGTTGCTGGGTCTTTTGGTACAGGTCTTTCTAAAGGTTTTAGTATTTGGTCTATATCTTGAGTCCCCAATGCTTCATATACTCTTCGATATGCCTCTCTCAAGTTGTGCATCATAGGATTTGACATAGCAATCTTTAAATTTTCGTTTGCAAGTGTAACTCTTTGCGCCATACTCATGATATTTGGGTCGGCAACTGGAATTACGTCTACTCTTTCGTCAAAATCAGTTTGTTTTACCGCCTGATCTGCACCATATACTGAATATGGGTAGATTGGTGGTAGATATGTTGCAAAAACTTTAGATAAAAGTCTAAATTCTCTTCTCATTGAGTAGTAACATCGCTTGTGTATAGCACTCATGACCCTCGAACCTCTCTCAAGTAGAGAAACAGTGGTACCAACAGCTCTATTTTGCATATCATTACCTGTATCCATGTTAGTTATAGCTGCAAACTTCTGACCTGCTTGAACTACGAAGCCCATTAGTTGGTATAATGTAGATGATGGCTCTTTAAATGGTAAAATTTGAAACTGATCTTTGATATTTCCACCCGGTGCGTCTACATCTCTGAACTCTCCTGGTTGAAAAGGCTGATCATCATCTCTAATTCTTATCCCTCTAGACTTAAATCCAGCTGGTAAGTTAGATAATGTACCAGCGTCTAATAATTGTCTTAGAGATTGTGTAGCTGTTCTACTTAATCCACCAATCATGTGAGTTAAACCAAAGCCATAAAAGCCTAATCCTGGTAAAAATTTGAAATGAACAAAGTATTCTTTACGCTTTTTTGTTTCATCACTCATATCGTAGTTACGATAGATAGATAAAATTTCACCTGAGCCTTCATCTATTGTTACAATGTATGGAACTTTAACTTGTTTGTCTGCGTCTTGCATTTCAAATTCTTCTAAATTGCAATCAACATGCATTTCTAAAATCGAAAAAGAATATTGTTTATCTCCTCCTGGAGTTACCCCTTCTAATTCCTGATATTTTTTTTCTATCTCGGTGGGGCCACTAGATGATGGTTTTAATTCTACATCCCTATAGAATCCTGCTTGTTGTTTTTTTAAAATTTCATTTTCACCCATTTTAATTACGTGAGTAATTCTTTCACAATCCATTAAATCTGTGGCGTAGTATGGAACTACTAAGTCTTCTGCAGGAATAAACTTAGATACAGCTCTTTGCATAACTTCATCATAGTAAACTTTTTTAAATGCAGATCCTGCAAGTGCTAAATAAAATAATAATTGATCAAACTCTGGAGTATACTCCTCCATCTCTTCTGTAATCATATAATTCATAAAATCTTGAACACGCTGAGCTTGATTTATTTTTTGATCATCTTCAATTCCTAAGACTCTTGTTCTTACAGGTCCAGATGAGGGTAATAATTCTTTATAAGCTTGCGCTTGAAATTGTGTGACTGCCTCTGATAATAGTGGATGAGTCACGGATGCCGACCCTTTAAATGGTCTTGTCATCACAGTGTGTTTAATTCCAAGTAGATCTAAATTGTTTGTGTAAGAAGTTTCCCAATCTTTTCTTGAAACTCTATCTTTTTTATAATCGTCTAACAATTGATTAGACATTCTTTGAAGCACTTCATCAGACATGTCCTCTGCGAGATTTTTAAAAAATTCTTCAGTTTCATTGACAGCTTGTTCTACTGTAGTTTCATTAGAATCTCCTTCTAACTCAACATTAATCTCTTCTGTTTTAGGAGTGTCTTGCTCCTCAACAATTGCTTTATCGATTTCGGCCATTAATACATTTTTGTAGGTTTCGTTCTAGCCATTCCGCCACCACGAGCCTTGATCATACTTCCACTTTTAAATAAAGGTTTATCAAATGTAAATCCAAACAAACCAGGATTTTTTTTATTAGTATTTTTTTTCATAGAAGATGTTCTTTTTTTTAATCTTTCAGCATCTTTAAATTTTCTAAATTCTTTTTTATTAGCAAAAGTTTTACCACCGGTTTCAATTTTTCCACTTTTTAAAATATTAATAGATTTTTGATTTAAATCACTAACTTTTTTACCACCTTGATAAATTCCGGTTCCACTCCCAAGATTTGAATCTCTATTTATAAATTTAGTTTTAGTATTACCTACTCCTTTGTTTATACCATCTTTAAAAACATTACCTGTTGAATCTACTTTTAATTTTGGAAATGTTTTAGTAACTTTTGTTTTAGCGATTGGCAAGCTTGTTTTACCTCTCATAGCTACATCTGAAGTCATTGCTTTTCTAGCTGAAGCTATTTTATCTCCTGCAATTCCAGATGCTGTTTTACCACCTAGCATCCCTAATTTAGATGCACCAATTCCCAACGCTAAAGCAGCAAGAACCTTATTTCGTCTTCTTGATCTTTTTGACATGTCTTTGACTCCTATTTAATAATATACGTATTTACGTTGCTTGTAACTTTCAATCTCATCCTCGTCAGAATAAGTTGTTACAAACGAACCTTGCCGATATCTTAACATAGCCTGGGTAGTACTGTCCACATAGTCGTCATGTTCTCCATTAGGAAACGCAGCACATTCTTCGATCACTTCTTGAGCCCAATGCTCATCTCTTGGATAATATATTTGGCCAGACTCAAATATAGGAGCACAAGCGTTGACTCGTGAATGTTTATCTTGTCCTCGACCTGGAGTGTAATCCATAACAGGAATTCCCATTCTTCTAAATTCTTGTAATAAACTTTGTCCACTCGCTTTGGCTTCGATGATTACTGTTTCAGGTTGCCAATATTTATATTGATCTAGTGCTACCAATTTTAATTCTGGAAAATCATATTTACCTTTAATTGCATCGATTAGCATAATAGCATCTGGCCCTGATTCGTGAGGCGTGAATATTCCCCATGTAGTGATTGCAGAATAATCGGCAGTTTCTTTTTTGCTGAATGCTGTATCATAAGATTGTATAACATGTTTTAAAGTTGGAAGATCCTTTGTCCATGGCTGCCACCATTCTCTTTTTAAAATTGCCCCTTCTTCTGAAGTAGGGTTTTGCATATATTGAGCGGACCAATTTCTTATGGATATAGACGCTTTAACTTTTTCTAATTCTTCGAGATCCCAATACTCAGGCCACACGGGTCTCGCTTCAGTGTCCTCGTTCAAGATAGCTGGAAAAGAAATTTTTTCCCACTTGTCTGCTTTAGGTTCATTTTCTGCTTTTATTAATCGACCAGTTAAATCATCTTGAGCCCATC